GAGCGTTTACCCCCCCTGTCTTTTCGACCTTCCTCTCTCCGATGCGCAGCACAATCGAACCGGACAGTCCGTTTACGAACCGACCAAAGCCTGAAGGCAACCGATAATGGCCGCTCGAAAGCGCGTGTTACGAGGGGCAACGGAACCGCGGCTTCACAGCCCTTACCTCAAAGGCAAATCCAAAGTCGATGATGTAATTGAGTTGGCGAACTTGATCAAGATGCCGTTACTGCCATGGCAGGAGTTCGTACTCCGCGACATGCTGCGGGTAGATAGCAAGGGCATGTGGATCCGCAAGACCAACCTGCTACTGGTGGCTCGGCAGAACGGTAAAACCCATCTAACGCGCATGGTCATCTTGGCTCACCTGCTTAAGTGGGATAGCAAGAACATAATCATCGCCTCATCTAACCGATCAATGGCTCTGGACACATTCCGACAGGTAGCAGCGATCTTTGAGCATAATGAAAACCTCATGGCGCTGGTTAAGGCTATTCGTTACGCCAACGGAACTGAGTCGATCGAGATGAAGGATGGCCGTCGCTTAGATGTCGTAGCAGCTACTCGAGACGGTTCCCGCGGTCGAACTGCCGATGCTTTGTTCCTCGATGAAGTTCGTGAATGGTCGGAAGAAGGCTATCGAGCAGCGATGCCGGTAACTCGCGCCCGACCTAACGCCCACACTTTCCTAACCTCGAACGCTGGTGATGCGTTTAGCACCGTACTTAACCAACTGCGTGAACGAGCCTTGGATCTACCGCCAAAGTCTTTCGGGTTCTACGAATACTCGGCTCCGCAATACTGCAAGATCAATGATCCGAAGGCTTGGGCTATGGCTAACCCTGCTCTGGGATATACCGTCACACTCGAAGCGCTTGAGGAGTCGGTTGCGACTTCCCCAATCGAAAACACTCGAACAGAATTGCTCTGCCAATGGATTGACTCCCTAAGCAGCCCTTGGCCTCATGGCATTCTTGAGGAGACTAGCGATAGCGAACTCCAGATCCCTGTCGGTGGATATACGGTCTTTGGCTTCGATGTCTCTCCTTCTCGGCGCAATGCTTCACTCGTTGCCGGACAAATCCTGCCAGATGGTCGAATTGGTGTTGGGATCTTGCAGACTTGGGAAAGTCAGGTCTCGGTCGATGACTTAAAGATCGCTGCCGATATTAAGGCGTGGGCGGATGAATATAAGCCGCGCCAAATATGCTTCGACAAGTACGCCACAGCTTCGATCGCCGAGCGACTTACCAATGCTGGCTGCATAACCCAAGATATCTCTGGCCAGCAGTTCTATCAGGCTTGCGGTGATCTACTTGATGGCCTAGTCAATAAACGAGTAGTTCATAATGGCCAAGCCAACCTAATTCAGCAAATGAATAACTGCGCAGCTAAAGTCAACGACTCGGCTTGGCGGATCGTAAAGCGAAAGTCTGCTGGTGATATCTCTGCGCCAATCGCTTTGGCGATGGTTGTGTCTATGTTGATGAAACCACAACAGGTAGCGCGTATCTTCGAAGGTTAATCTGTATCTAGTGTATAATAGTCACCTATGGCTATCTTTGGGCTTGGCAAGAAAAAAGAAATTACCGCTCAGGTTAATCCTGCGGTCTATGATGCGCCTTTCGGTTCTTCCTATGCAATGGGAATGGGCGGCTGGAACAACTGGGCTTCGCCTATCGATCGTCAAGCAGCCGTCTCGGTTCCAGCCGTCAACCAATGCTTAAATCTTATTAAAGGCACAATCGCTGGCATTCCGCTCGAAGTTTATTCAACCTCAACAGGCGAAGAATTGCCGATGCCAACTTGGGTTCGTCAACCTGATATGCGCGCACCTCGATCAGTTACGATCGCATGGACGGTCGATTCCCTCGCCTTTTTTGGGCAGGCTTTTTGGCGTGTGGAAAGTGTCTATGCCGATGATGGCCGTCCAGCTTCTTTTTCATGGATCCAGAACAATCGAGTAACTACAAAACTCGACACAATGACTCAAGAAGTCGATTACTACATGGTCAACGGAACCAAAGTTCCAGACTCAGGCGTTGGATCACTCGTTACATTCCAAGCATTCGATCAAGGCGTTCTAGTTCGCTCACAGCGCCTAATCAACTCTGCAATTCAAGCTGAAGAAGCTGCAAATATCGGCATCTCATCTCCACAGCCAACTGGATATCTAAAGAATACCGGCGCAGACTTGCCAGACAACCAGATCCAAGGACTTCTTAACACTTGGAAGACTTCTCGTAAGAACCGCTCAACTGCTTATCTAACTTCCACTTTGGAATATGTACCAACTTCATATTCTCCAATGGAAATGACTTACAACGACAGCATCGAAGAATTAGCAGCTCAGATCGCTCGCGCTTTTAACGTTCCAGCGCACATGATTAACGCTGAGCACAATCGTTCATCTACTTATCAGAATGTCCTCGATGCTCGTAAAGAGTTCATGGCCTATACCTTGGCTCCTTACATATGCGCGATCGAAGATCGTCTAAGCCTTGACGATATTACGCCACGCGGCCAAGAAATCCGTTTTGCCGTAGATGAGACATTCTTACGCGCTAACCCACAGGATCGCTTAGCGGTCACAGAGAAGCTGCTATCTCTTAAACTAATTGATCTTAACCAAGCAAAAGAAATGGAAGGACTCACTCCAGATGGAAGCAACGAAGCCGATGCATCTAACGTTCAGTAGTTCTATTGAAGCGGCAGATGGAGAGCGCCGCATCATCTCAGGACAAATCGTTCCCTTTGGCGAAATTGGTAACACTTCCGCCGGACGAGTTATATTTCAAAAGGGTTCTATTCAAATCCCTTCAACTTCTAAAATTAAGTTACTTGCACAACACAATACGAATGATCCGATCGGCCGCGCAAAGTCTTTTACTGAAACCGATAACGGCATCAATGGTGTATTCAAGTTAAGCGCAGCAAGCAAAGCAACAGATTATCTGCTCATGGCTAGCGAAGGACTAATTGACGGTCTTTCAGTAGGTGTAGAAGTTATCAACGCAAAAGAACGCAAAGATGGCGTTCTTATTGTTACAGCATCAATCTTGAAAGAAGTATCACTCGTTGAGTCAGCCGCCTTTGGCGAATTCGCCAAGGTCTCGCAAGTAGTCGCACAAGCTGGCGAAATGGAAGACGATGCTGCTGAAATGACGATTGAACAAATCGAAGACGAGCAGATCGCAAAGATTTCTGAAGCAGTCAAAGTCCTTGAGGAAACTCAAAAGATTGAGAAGGCTTTAGAACAAACCGAAACTCAAACAGAAAGTGAGGCAACTGTGTCTGAAGATACAACCGCCGCAACAACTGAGGCAGCAGCAACAGCAGAAGCCTCACGCCCAATCATCAAAGCCGCAGCGGCTTACGGTGATGGAACAACACGCGTTCGCCATGGAATTAACTCTATGGGTCGCTATACAGAACACAAGATCAAGGCAGCACTCGGAGACAATGTCTCACGCGAGTGGGTTGCAGCGTCAGAAGATCGCAACCTAATTGCTACTGATGGAACAATGGCTTCAAACCCTGCGTTCAACCCAATCCAGTACCTCTCAAACTTCGTATCGAATACAAACTTCGGTCGGCCTACAATTGATGCAGTAACTCGCCAAGCGGCACCTGCTTCAGGTATGCAAATTAATATCCCAGCTTTGGTTACTTCAGCAGGTGGCGGATCAGATACTGCTCCAACAGTTGCAACAAACCCAATCGACGGAACTGCTCCATCTGATACAGCAATGACTTCAGCTTATGAGACTGTAACTTTGGCTCGCTATGCAGGCCAACAGACAGTCGATCTAGCCTTGCTCGAGCGCTCAGATCCGATTTTCTTTGACCAGTTGGCGATCCAGCTCGAGCGAGCCTATCGTCTAGCAACTGACTCAGCTATGATCGCTGCGCTTACAGCACAGGGAACACAGGCAGCAACTAAGGCAGCAACAATCGCCGGTCTTATTTCATACATCGGTACTGAAGCCCCAGCAGCGTATAAGGGTTCTTCATACTTCGCATCAAATATCGTCACAAATACTGACTGGTGGTCACAACTTATCGGCGCAGTCGATACAACAGGACGCCCAATCTTCACAGCTTCACAGCCAATGAACGCAGGCGGACAAGCAGTTCCAACTTCAATCAAGGGAAATGTCCTCGGACTTGATCTCTTCGTTGATAAGAATGTTGCAGCTGGTCTTATCGACGAGTCAGCATTCATCATCGCTCCAGAAACAGCAATGTGGTTCGAAAGCCCTGAAGCGTTCTTCAGCGTGAATGTTGTATCAAATATGGCCGTGCAGACAGCCATCTACGGCTACGGAGCAGGCAAGGTTCTTATCCCTGCTGGTGTTCGTCGCTTCAACCTGACTTAATTCAGACAGGTAACTAAGTACGCTGGCGGCCTAGCGCCCTTCTAGGCCGCCAGTCTTTTAGAAAGGAAATCATGGCAGCCACATATTGCACCGCAGACACTCTGCGCTCAGTGCTCGGAGTTGGGACCCTTTATCCAACCAGCGACCTTGAATTGGCATGCCAGACCGCTCAAGATATTCTTAATCAATATCTTTGGTTTAATCAATTACCTTTGGTTGGCGCAACCATACAAAATGGAATTGCGACAGCAGTGATTTCCAGTCCAGTAAGTTTTGTTACGGGTCAATCTGTTGTTGTAACTAATTCAGGCAACAAGTTCAACGGAACTCACACAATCACCGCAACTTATCCTTGGAGCCAAGGCTCAGGATCGTTCCCGTTGTTTACTCTTTGGTTTCCATATAATTATTCTTCATTCCCACGCGGTTGGTCTCTAGTTCAATGGGTTGATAACGCTCACTCGGATCAGAATTATCAGCTGGTTGTACCTTATGGAACTATTGCAGGCGCGGATACTAAAGAAACCGGTTACGCCAATACTCCAGCAATTAATCAAGCTGCGCTAATGCTTGCAATCGATATCTGGCAGGCTCGTCAAGCGCCTTCATCTGGTGGAGTATCAGTCGATGGCGTAACTCCTTCACCTTATCGCCTCGGAAATACAATGCTCGCCAAAGTCAGAGGCCTCATCGCGCCTTACATGAACCCGAGAGCGATGATCGGATAATGACCGCTCCAGCAGTATCCACGCTGCGCCAAACACTTGCGACAGCCCTCACAGCCAACACAACTTACCAAGTCTTCGCGTATCCGCCCGCAACTATTCAGGCCAACTCAGTCATCATCATTCCCGATGATCCGTACCTAAGCCCATCGAATGACTCATGGGCTACCGTCGGACCGACTGCTAATTTCAAATTAATGATTACCGTTCCACTTTTCGATAATGCCGGCAACCTACAGGGCATCGAAGAAGCGGTCGTGACTATGTTCAATGCGCTATTTGCCGCAACTGAGAACGACACGATCTCTTACAATGTAGGCGATATTTCCGCTCCACAAGTTCTTTCTGTGGCCTCGGGAGACCTGCTCTCATGCGAGATGCAGATTAGTTTAATTACGAGCTGGGAGTAGCAACCATGAATGAATGGGAAAAAGAAAACGAAGCGTTCCTGATCAAGATTGGTCAGATCGCTCCATCAGCACCAAAATCATCTACCAAGAAAGACGAGGAATAACCTAAATGGCAGTATTTCTAAACAATGGGGTCGGCGTTAAGGTTAACTCTGTCGATCTATCAGACCATGTAAACAGCATCACTCTCAACCGCAACTTCGATGAACTCGAAGTAACAGCGATGGGTGACTCAGGCCATAAGTTCATCAAGGGACTTGAAGCCTCATCGATCACACTTTCATTCTTGAACGACACAGCCACAGCTTCAGTACTTGCAACTTTGCAAGCTGCTTGGGGTACAAATGTGACTGTCGTTCTATTGCAGAACAAAGGAACAGCAGTCTCAGCGACTAACCCTCTCTACACAATGACTGTTCTTGTTAACGGTACAACAGATATCAACGGCGCAACTGGGGATCTATCAACTCAGGATGTGACTTGGAACGTATCAGGTACTATTGCAGTAACAACTTCAGGTTCATTCTAATAACCATCTAAGGGGCTAAAAATGGCAAAACTCAAAGTCGTAAGGGCAGACGGAACCGTCAACGAATACGAGATTAGTCCGGTAATCGAGTACGCCTTCGAGCTGAGTCGAAATAAAGGCTTCCACAAAGCCATGATCGAAGATCAGAAACAGTCAGATGTTTATTGGCTGGTGTGGGAAGCAGTTCGTCGGTCGGGTGAAACCGTTAAGCCTTTTGGTGAGGACTTTATCGCAACGCTGAAAAGCGTTGAGGTACTTGAGTCCGACCCTTTGGCGTAGCGCGGGATACCTTCACCTATTTCATCGCTTCACTAGCGATCGAAACTGGTATCTCGCCACAAAACTTAATTGAACTAGATACGAGAATGCTCAAGGCAATGGTTCTCGTTCTTCAAGACAGAGCAAAGGAGATCGAAAATGCCAGCCGTAGAAATACGAGGAAACGCTGATCTCCGTAAAGCCATGCGCCAGTTCACTCCAGACTTGGAAAAGTCTTTGAAGAAAGAACTCAAGCGCGCTTTAGTTCCAGTTACCAAAATGGCTAAAGGCTTCGTGCCATCTCAAGCACCAATGCGCGGTTGGGCTGCTCGCAGCTTCTCTGAAGGTCGCTTTCCAACTTGGAGCACTTCAACCATCGTCCGTGGAATTACTTACTCAGTAAGTCCAAGCAAGATGAATAAAAATGGCTTCTCCTCAATGGCTCGTATTATGAACAAATCAGCCGTCGGTGCGATCTACGAAACTTCAGGCCGCAAGAACCCTCAAGGTCAGCCATGGGTCGGCCCTAAAGCAGGTGGCGCAAGTAAAAGCGTAAGCCGCTCAAATAACCCTATGGCAGGCGCTCAGTTCATTCAAAACTTGAGCCCACTCGTATCAAGTCTGCAAGGCCAAGGTCGTTTAATCTATCGCGCTTGGCGTGAGTCTAAAGGTGATCCATACGGTATTGCGATGCGCGCCATCGATGAAGCCACCACCGAGTTCTACAACCGCGCTTCATATACCAGCTTCAAGAAGGCGGCGTAATGGCTCAGTCAGCTAATGTAACGATCGATATTGGTTCCAAAGCAGATACCCGCGGCTTCAAACAAGCCGAGACAGCCCTCGATAAACTTTCAAAGTCGGTCAAGAATGTTGCCGGTGCGCTAGGCCTTGCCTATGGCACTCGAGCAATTTATAACTTTGGCAAGGCTTCAGTTAAGGCTTTCGCGGCAGATGATAAAGCAGCCAAAGTTCTTACTCGATCTTTAAATAACTTGGGTCTGGCTTTTGCCGATCTTCAAGTCAAAGATTTTATTTCACAACTCGAAGCAGCCTATGGCGTCCTCGATGATCAACTTCGCCCAGCATTCCAACGCTTATTGACTACGACTGCCGATGTTGCCAAGTCTCAGGATCTACTCAAGCAAGCACTCGATCTTAGCGCAGCTAGTGGTATAGATGTCGTTACTGTTGCTGGGGATCTTGCCAAGGCTTATACAGGTCAGACTCGAGGCCTTACCAAGTACGGCTTAGGTCTTAGCCAAACTCAACTCAAAGCCATGAAGTTCGAAGATATTCAAAAACGAATTAACGATATCTTTGGCGGTCAAGGTTTAACTGCCGCTGACTCTTATGCTGGTGCATTGGACAAGATCGCAGTTGCTGCAAATAACGCCAAAGAAATCATCGGTAAAGGATTGGTTCAGGCACTTGGCGAAGCTGGCGGAACAGGCGGTCTAGCAGGTTCTCTCGCCGGTATTATTAAACTGGCTACGGTCGTAAGCGATCTCTTCGTTGGTATTGGTCGAACAGTTGCGGCTATTTCAGGCGCTGGCTTTGGTACTGCTGGAGTATCGCCTTTACAGGCAATCAAAAACTTCAATCGAATTAGCGCGGAGTTTAAGCGCCAAGATGCTGAAGCCAAGCGTAAGCAGCAAATATCTAGCCTTAACTACGGCGGATTGACTGGTTATCAAAAACAATACGCGGAAGCCCAAGCCAAGAAGAAGCAAGCGGAAGCATTACGACTAGCCAAACTGCAATTAAATCTAGTTAAGCAACAAAGTGCTACCCAAAAAGCGGCTGCCCTCTTCGATCTTAATCAGATCCAATTAATTGCAGCTCTTAAAGGCAAGTTAAGCGATGAAGATCGCAAGCGCGCAGAACTGCAATTGGCTATTCTGCAAGACAACACAACTGAGGCTTCTCGACTAGCTGCTGAGGTTGCTAGGGCTCAGGGCATGACTGAGGCAATGGTGGCTTATTACTCCAACCTACCAAATGCCAAAGATCCGTTTAGCGGTTGGATTACAACTCTCACAGCAGCTCAGCAACTAGCCAAAGATATTGCTTCATACACTCCACCAAATATCTCAATTCAAGGCCAAGCGGCAGCGCCATCGATGGCAGCCACCGGCACAAATGTTCTTCAGGATATCTACAACGCCTCGGTAATGTCTGGCATGACCGCTGGAGCCATAGGCGATACCTTGCGTTATAGCGCCATGGGTCAAGCCGCAATGGGTAATCCAGTTATCAATGTAACCGTCCAAGGTAGCGTTACAACCCAGCAGGATCTCGTCTCAGCCGTTCGAGATGGTCTGCTTAACAATTCACTATCTGGCAAGATTTCAACCCTTGAGCGATCACTTGGTACTTTCGCGCCATGACCTTACCTGCCAATGTTTCGGTTTCTTTTGACTTTTCTAGCGGTGCTACTTTCGGTTATCCATTCACTATCGGCGATTTGAAATATGGCATTCTAGGTACTGGAACTTTGGCTTCATCGACTGTTGTTGATCCAGTAGTAGATTTAACTCCAAATGTAATGAGCATTTCGATCCGCCGTGGTCGTAATATCATGCGCGATACATACGAGGCTGGAACAGCCACGATCCGCGTTAATGATCCTCTTTCTTATTTCAACCCACAAAATGTTAATTCGCCTTATTATGGTTATCTAACGCCTTTGCGCAAGATGCGTATCTCGGCTACTTACAATGGCGTGGGTTACTTTTTATTCTCTGGGTACACGACCAACTACATCTATACCTATCCGACCAACCAAGACACAGGTTATGTCGATATCGAATGCAGCGATGCTTTCCGCCTTATGCAAATGGCATCGATCGCCACAGTTGCTTCAACCCCTGCTGGTCAAGATACCGGCACACGCATCGGCAAAATCCTAGATCAGGTTCAATGGCCATCGTCGATGAGAACGATCGATACAGGAAACACCACTTGCATCGCCGATCCTGCAACCGCTCGATCAGCTCTTAACGCAATAAAAAACGCCGAGTTCTCCGAGCAAGGTGCGTTCTATATCAACAGCAACGGAACAGCCGTATTTAAGTCTAGAACCAATGTGATCAAGTCTTTCAACACTACTCCGATTGCCTTCAATCAGACTGGTGGCATACCTTACCGCAACCTTGTATTCGCCTTCGACGATAAGTTGATTATCAATGTGGCCGATATGACGAGATCTGGCGGAGTCAAACAGTCTTATCAGAACAATGCATCGATCGCTAAATATTTCCCGCACCAAAGCAACCAAACTGATCTGGTCTGCCAGACCGATACAGATGCTTTCAATATTGCTTCGGTCTATGTAGCCACTCGACAGGAAACAACCATCCGCATCGATGCGATGACGGTTGATCTTCAAGATCCAGCGGTTCCAACCGCCACTATGCTTGGCTTGGATTACTTCCAACCAATGACTATCACCAATATTCAACCCGATGGATCTACCATCGCTAAGACCCTTCAATGCCAAGGTCTAGCATGGGATATCACACCCAATAAGATGCTATGTACGGTCACGACTTTAGAACCAATAGTCGATGGCTTCATCATAGGGTCATCGGTATCAGGTATAATCGGCATATCAACGATGGCATATTAGGAGAATATAAATGGCAACAGGATTTCCAGCAGCGACAGGCGATGTGCTATCGGCAGCCGCTTTTAACGGTTTAGTGGCATATACGATTAACCCTCAGACTGGCACTACTTACACAACAGTTCTTAACGACTCGTATCAGGTACTTATTACCCAGTCTAATGCCTCAGCCAATGCAATTAAGATCCCAACCAATGCTTCTGTTGCTCACCCTATTGGAACAGTAATTACAGTTCTAAATATAGGCGCTGGATTATGCACAATTTCAGCAGTTACATCAGGTACAACAACAGTTCTATCTGCTGGAACTACAGCAGCCGCACCAACTCTTGCTCAATATAAATCAGCAGCGCTTATTAAGACTGGAACAGATGCTTGGTATGTTGTAGGGGCTATTGCTTAATGATTGGCAACATTGCTACTGGAACGGTTAGTGGCGCTCCAATACTTAAGTCAATCGTAACAGGCGGAACTTTAACTTCTGACGCGACTTATTATTACAGAACTTTTACCTCTAATGGAACATTAGCAGTTACACAAGCAACTTTAACAGCGGATGTAATACTTGTTGCTGGCGGCGGCGGTGGTGGCCAAGGTCAAAATGCACAGGCTGAAGGTGCTGGTGCTGGTGCTGGTGGTTTAGTTGGAGTAAGCGCTGGATCTTTCAACCCTTATAGTTATGCAATAATTATCGGTGGCGGCGGTTCCTCGATGAGCGCCGGAACTGATACTACTTTTTCTTTTTTAACTACTGCTGTCGGCGGTGGACGAGGTGCTAACGATACTACTACTGCTGGAAATGGTGGTTCTGGTGGTGGCACTTGGAAAACTACTGGCGCTGGAACTGGAACTTCAGGCCAAGGAAATACAGGTGGATTAGGAAATGCTGGTTATGCTGCTGGCGGCGGCGGTGGCGCTGGCGCAGTTGGCGGAACTCCTAGCGGAACTCCTTTGGCAAATATCGGCGGTTCTGGTGGAAATGGATCAAGTGCTTATTCATCTTGGTTATCGGTTGCAGGGATTGGTCAAAATGTTAGCGGAACTTATTGGATCGCTGGCGGCGGCGGCGGAACTGGCGGCGGAACAGTAACAGCAAATGGCGGCAACGGCGGCGGCGGAACTGGCTCTTTAAGCGCAGTTCCCGGCGGCGCTGGAACTACTAATACTGGCGGCGGCGGTGGTGGTGGGCGTAGCACTTCAAACCAAGCCGGCGGTGCTGGTGGTTCAGGCGTAGTAATTGTTCGCTATCTGAAAACGGCGGTTTAATATGAGTCATTGGGCTGAATTAGATGAAACTAATAAAGTAATTCGAGTTCTCGTAGGTGATAACAATGATCCTAACGGCGATGAAGGCTACCAATGGTTATTAGACAATCTTGGCGGTACTTGGGTTAAAACTTCTTACAACGCCAAGATCCGATATAACTATGCTGGAATTGGCTTTAATTATGATAAAGATGCAGATGCTTTTATTCCACCGCGCCCTGAATGTGGTCATAAAGAACTATTCTTGAATGATCTATTTAGATGGAATTGCCAAGGGTGCGAATTAGATGCTAAGGCTTTAAGAATTGAAGCCTAAACTATGCAAAGCCGGACAGCAACTTCGTGAACAGTTCGATGACTGCTTCGGCGATCGTGATCGCACCTCAGACGGCTGGATCGGCGATAGTCGGCACTCAACTCGTAAGTCTGATCATAATCCAGATGAGCAGGGCTGGGTTCGTGCCATCGACATTGACCGCGATTTATCCGGAAGGCCTAAGCCGGACATCATGCCCGATGTGGCAGATCAACTTCGTACATTGGCCAAGTCTGATAAGCGCATCTCGTACATCATCTTTGACGGCAAAATTGCCAGTTCTAAATCGGCTTGGCGTTGGAGAACTTATACGGGAATTAACAAGCACTTGCATCATTGCCACATATCTTTCACTATTAAGGGCGATGAGGACAGTTCGTTCTTTAATATCCCGTTACTAGGAGCAAAATCATGAAAGAAATGATCTACGCAGGCATAGCGATAGCAGCGATCCCAGCGATCCGCGCAGCTATTAAGTCATACCGCGCCAAGAAGGCGATCTCAGATGTGATCGTTGATGCAGTTGAAGCGGCAGTCGATGAAATCGACCATAGCAAGTGAGTCCAGCGGATTACGCTGCTATTGCAGTAGCGATCGTCACGGTTCTGGGTGGTGTTACTGCGATGCTTCAGTTCTTAATCAAACACTATCTAGCGGAATTAAAACCCAATAGCGGTTCGTCAATTAAAGATCAAGTTAACCGCCTTGAAGCGCGTGTCGATACTATCCTTGAGTTATTAGGTAAGTCACACTAAAGCCATGGCGCGCAAGAAGGCTATCGACCTAGAGGCTTATTCTTTGCTGGATCAGTACTGCATAGGTCTTAACGAATATTACAAATCACTGCGTAGAGCAGGGTTCACAACTGAAATGGCTTTGGCTATCTTGCTTGAACCATTGACTTATCCGGCAACTATCCTGCCTACTCCTAACTGGTTGCCAGACCTACCTAACCGCATCCCCTATGACGATGACGATGAGGATTAAAAATGAAAAGAACTGTAATCGTTCCAGACTTACAGGTTCCATATCACGATGAAGTTGCGGTTCGCAATGTTGCATCTTTTATTAAGGCATACCGCCCAGATAGCGTTCTTACACTCGGAGATGAAATCGATCTCCCACAGATCAGTCGATGGACTGAAGGCACAGCAGGTTGGTACGAGCAGACACTAGCTGACGATCGAGATCAAGCAGTTGAGGTTCTTTGGTCTTTGGTCGAGCATGCCAAAGAAGCGCACATGATCCGAAGCAACCACACGGATCGACTTTACAATGTAATCATGAAGAAGATACCGGCATTCTTGGCCTTGCCCGAACTTCGCTTTGAACGCTTTATGCAACTTGATGAACTTGGTATCACTTACCATAAGAAGCCATACGCCTTCGCTAAAGGTTGGGTGGCCGTTCACGGTGACGAGCAGGGCATCAACCCTAATGCGGGTCTCACAGCCCTTGGAGCGGCTCGTAGGCATGGTTTAAGCGTTGTCTGCGGTCACACTCACCGAGCAGGTTCTTCGGCCTTTACAGAGGCATCTGGGGGAAAAATAGGCCGTATTCTTCGAGGCGTTGAGGGCGGTCATCTTATGGATGTTCGCAAAGCTGGCTATACCAAGGGAACTATGAATTGGCAACAGGCTTTTATCATCGTTGAAGATACTCAAGTAACTTTGGTTAACCTAGAAAAGGACGGAACCTTCGTGGTTCATGGCCGTCGCTATGGACGATCTCGATAACGACATAAAGCGGACGATCGATACCGCTATGGATGAGATGGAATTGTTACCATATTGTTATCAGAATGACCGCAAAATCGTCTGATATTTATGCAACACTTATGCCAAGAAGCTGCGAAGGGCGCAGTAGAAGGGCAGTAAAATGAACGCAGATATAGCAATTACTTTATCGCTAGCACTTGGAGCCTTGATTGGCTTCGG